AAGAGCAAATGGCAATCGTCGGTCGCTGGGACATTGTCTCCAACGATCCCTACGGCCGATCCCCTGCGATGGACGGGTTGCCCGATCAGAAACAGGTCCAACTCGAAACCCGGCGAAAGGCTCAAGCCATCGACAAGATGGTCAATCCTCCGCTGGTCGCAGATGTTCAGCTTAAGAACCAGCCTGCGAACCTGACCCCGGGCGGCATCACCTTTGTCTCTGGCTACTCAGCCTCTGGCAAACCCGGCTTCGCCTCAGTCTACGACACCAAGTTTCCGATCCAAGAAATCACGGCCGACCTTGAAGAGGTCAAAGGCCGTCTCGCGGAGATTTTCTTCAATGATGTGCTTCGTACCGCATCGCAGTATGAGACTCGATCCAATGTTACTGCCGTCGAGTGGGACCTTAGAAAATCCGAATCTTTGGTTATGCTCGGACCGGCCCTCGAACGTATCGATAATGAAGTCTTACGGCCTGTCCTTGAGCGAGTCTTTGCAGTTGCAAATCGCGCCGGGATCATCCCACCAGCCCCTCCTGAAATCCAAAACCAGATGATGACCATCGACTTCGTATCTATGCTTGCTCAGGCCCAGCAAGCCACCAAGGCCGGATCAATCGAACGTGTCCTTTCCCTCGCCGGCAACATGGCAGGCGTTATCCCCGGCTCCACGGACAAGATCAACTTCGACTACGCGCTTGACAAATACTCCAGTCTACTGAACAATGATCCTAAGATGATGAAAACAGATGACGAAGTTGCCCAGATTCGTGAGCAGCGGGCGCATCAAGAGCAAGCAGCCCAGCAGGCGGAAATTGCTGAGAAGCTTGCTCGCGGTGCCAAGACCATGGCGTCGGCTGATGGCGGCGGACCTAGCCCGCTGCAACAGATGGCTGGAGCGACCGGCTAATGCGTAATGCCTCCGAACGGAAAGACATTCGCCGATATGAGAAAGCCGCGAAGATCGCCGAGCAGGACCGGATCAACTTCATCGTCGCAGCTATGTCAACATCGGCTGGTCGAACATATTTCCGTGACCTTCTCGCAAGTTGTCATATCTTCGCGGACCCATTCACGGGCGATGCTTTGCTCGAAGCCTATTCCAAAGGCGAACGCAACATCGGGTTGAAAATCTACAACGACATTGTAACTAATTGTCCAGACTACTTTGTCTTGATGATGAAAGAAGCCAACATAGCGGAGCAAGTTAATGAGCGACGGGACAGCGACGATAGAGACACCGACGACCTCGATGGAACCGCCTCTGGCGAACTCGCCGGAAGCGCGGACTGAAACGGGAGAAATCATTGACCAATCCAGATCAGCTGAACCTGCCGGGAATGCAACCGCCCCAGCCGCAGGGGACAAACCCGTCGTCCCAGAGTCCTACTCCGATTTTTCTATCCCCGAAGGACATACTCTCGACGCAGCCACCATTGAATCTGCTACCCCCATCTTCCGAGAACTTGGTCTCTCTCAAGAACAGGCTCAGAAGCTTGTAGACTTTTACTCGGCGAAGATTGGCGAAATCAACACGCAGAACGAAGGCTTTATGGAGCAGATGCGCACGGAGTGGCGCTCGCAGCTTCAAGCCGACAAAGATATTGGCGGAAAGCTTGACGCGGTAAAGGTTGATATCGGCCGAGCCCTTGATCGAATCCCCGAAGGCGTCCGCACTGCCTATAAGGAAGCTATGGACTTGACTGGCGCTGGGGACAACCCTGCCATCATCAAAGCCATGTATTCCCTTGCCCAGCTTGTGAACGAAGGCACCGCGGTTCGCGGAGACAACCCTTCGCCACATGGACAGTCTCGTACAGGCGTTGAATCCAAGCCGTCACCGGCGGCTGCGATGTATCCCAACCTCCCGAAACGCTAAGCCCTACTAGGGATGAACGCGATGGCCAGATTAGTTTTCGGATCATCTAACCTTAAGGAACTTTGAAATGGCTACTGTTGGCTCCCTTGCAATAACGTATGCCGACTGGGCGAAAAGAATGGACGACGGCTACAAGGTCGCGTCTATCATCGAAATCCTCTCCCAGACCAATGAAATCCTTGACGACATGCTCGTCATGGAAGGTAATCTCCCGACGGGTCACAAGACCACGATCCGCACGGGCTTGCCTCAGGCTACGTGGCGTCTGTTGAATGCCGGTGTCCCGAATGCCAAGTCCACGACTGCGCAGATCGTCGACACCTGCGGCAATCTTGAAACCTATGCGGTTATCGACAAGGATATCGCGGACCTCAACGGCAACACCGCTGACTTCCGTCTGTCCGAGGTTCGCGCCTTCCTCGAAGGCATGAGCCAGCAGGTTGCTTCGACGCTGATCTACGGCAACCAGCACACCAACCCGGAACGCTTCACTGGTCTGGCCCCGCGTTATTCCACGAAGACCGCGGCCAACTCTGCGACGGCTGCAAACGTTCTCGACGCTGGTGGTACGTCCTCGACTAACACTTCGATCTGGACGCTGGTCTGGGGCGATGACACCCTCCATGGCACCTTCCCCAAGGGCAAGATGACTGGCCTCCAGCACAAGGACATGGGCGAGTGGCCTGTGGCCGATGCCTCGGGCAATACCTATCAGGCCTACCGCGATCACTTCAAATGGGAAATTGGTCTGGTCCTTCGTGATTGGCGTTATTGCGCCCGTATCGCGAACGTGGATGTGAATCAGTTGACTGGCGTTTCGGCTGCGAACCTGATCAACCTTCTGGTCCGCGCGCTCTATCGCCTGCCGACTGCTCCCTCGGGCGCGACGGCGATTCAGTCCTCTGACACCCCGGCTGTCCGCGGTAACATGGGCCGCACGGTGATCTACTGCAACCGCGTGGTTCGTACCTACCTCGACCTGCAAGCGATGAACAAGACCAACGTTCTGCTCCGTCTCGAAGAATGGGATGGCAAGGTCGTCACCACGTTCCGCGGCATTCCGGTTCGTACGTGTGACGCAATTTTGAACAACGAGGCGCAGGTTGTTTAGGATCTGATCGCAGTCATTAGTCCTAAACACAAAAAGGAACTCAAACCATGATTCTCGACAACCTTCTCACCTTCACCGGCACGTCTAACGGCGCGACTGGTGGTATCACGGCCGGTGCTCAGACCGATCTGCCGACGACGGGCACTCAGGCGGCATCCAACATCATCGACCTTGGCGTTGCCAGCGGTGTCCCTAGCTCTGCCAATGGCGGCGGTGCTCGCGATATCGGTGCTGGCGGCGATCCGGCAATGAAGCTTTCGGCGCTTGTCACTACGGCAATCACCGGCGGCACCAGTCTCCAGCTTCAGTTGCAGGGCGCTCCGGATAACGGCTCTGGCGCTCCCGGCTCCTACACCACGATGTGGCAGGGTTCGGCTATTGCCGAGGCCTCGCTTGTCGCCGGTGCGCAGCTGGCTAACATCGACGTTCCGCGTCCGGCTCCGGGTCAGGCTCTGCCTCGTTACCTCAAGCTGAACTTTATCTCGGTCGGCACTCATTCTGCGGGTGCTATCAACTGTGGTATCGTGCTTGATCGTGACGACCAGATTCTTGGCACCGGCGGTGTCTACTCTGGCTATCCCGCTGGCCTCACGGTCGACAACTAAAAGGACCCCTGCCATGATTCGCAAGCTTCTCCTTGGAACTGTGGCAGGGTTCGCACTTACTGGTGCGGCTCAGCAGGCTTGCATCAATCTCAATGGTGTCAGTGTCTCGTCCGGCCTGCTCCATATTTCCATCGACTGGACAGAGGAATAAAGCCATGGCCCGCTGGAAGCTTATGACTCCCCATTACCTCAATGTCGAAGGTGAGGAATGGGAATATCAAGAAACCAACCGAACTACCGGCCGACCTCAGCGGACAAAGTTTCCGGTTCCGCGGTTGCTTGATATCCGCGATCCCCAGTGTTGGACCAACCAGTGGGGCAACAAGGACAACGCCGAAGGTGAAATCATTGTCTGCTACAAGGGCAAGGGTGAACCTAAGGACATTGTCTTCACCGGCGATCCTACTCCCGACATGTATCCGGTCGACGATGAGGCCAAGGAAATCTCGGCCACGTTTGAAACTCGCTGGGGCGCTAAGCCCGAAAATATGGCGGGTGATTTCTCCCAGTCGCTGATTGACAAGTTCCAGACGGAACTGGCGATGGTTCAGTCTAAGCCTGCCGAGATTCCCGGCATGACCGATCTGATTGCGAACATCGGCAAGCTTGCTGAGGTTAATCAGAAAGTTCTCGAATCCGCTGCTCGGAGGGTCTGATCATGGGTCTTATCGTTGCAAATCCCGGAGGCGCACTAGCATACAATGGGGCTAGCGGCGGTAAGATTTATGGCTATAATAACATCACCGAGTCAGGCTTGGTTCAGGTTGCGGCTGCGAATACCAGCCGCACCAAACTTACCTTTCATAATCCGGGATCAAATGATGTATTCATTGCCCCGGTTGTAATTCAGACCTCTGGGTCTAATGTAGCTTTTACGCCTAGCAACGCAGCCCTTGGTGGCTGCATTCGCATATATGGCAATGGTGGACAGTTCACGATCGAAGGCGAATGCCAAGGTGCCTATCAAGCGTTTGCTGTGACTGGTGCGGGTACGACTAATCCATTGACTGTTATCGATACAAACGTGTAGAGGCAGGACTATGATTCAGATTCTTGTCCTTCTCTTTGGTCTTATAACCAGCCCCGCATTTGCGCAGAACACCACCTGTGCAAATAAACCTGCGGCTGACAACTCGAATGCCTGCGCCAATACACGATTTGTCACTAGCGCAATCACCGCGGCCTACCCGAACACTTGGCTGAAATCTGTTGTAGGCACAAGTCAAAACGCGACTGCGACAGCTTTTGCTCCTGCTAATCAGGCGCAATATCTTGTAGGTTCATTCACAGGTTCAGGCGGTGCGCCTTATGCACTCACAAGCGTTGCAGATACGGCCACAGGCTCAACCGCCGTTCCGGCTCTAGCCGCGCAGTGGATTGCACATAACATCAATGCCGGTGCGGGTGAAGGCAATCGTTTTTCGCTTATGCCAATTCTAACAAAGAATGTGGCTATTGCTGGAACCGATGCATCGAAGAAATTCTACACACCGTTTTTTGCGATTCACTTCGCTAATGCAGGCGACGGTGGTTCGGCTGTCGGTCCGACTTATTATGGCTCCTATTATGGCATCGCGTCGCTTCTTGAAATGCGGAGCGGGGCGACATATCTAAAATCAGCCCAAGGCGCTGAGTTTGATATCTCGATGCAAACTGGGTCGAGTGCTCAGTATAAATCAGGCTTACTGATTGCCAGCGTCAACAGCGACGCTGTAAAAGGTGCAACCTACGAGGCAATGCTTTCGTTTGGCCGTGACTCTACGACCACGGCAACATGGGATCGCGGGATTGATTTCAACTGGCCGCTGGGCCTGTTTCCGTTCTCGACTTCGGCAACGCTGATTGGATCAAGTAGTGGTGGCACTGTTGATAAAGGCGTTGATCTTTCCGCACTAACCATAACGACGTCTGCATTCAAATCAACCGGCTATAATATTACCGGCTCAGGCGCAGCAACTGTTGCTAGCTTGGCTTCGTCTGGGGCAGTTTCTGGTACAACTGGTAATTTCTCTAGCACCCTTTCTGCCAGCACTATAACTTCAACCGGCGCGGCGTCTGCATTTGTTATGGCATCGCGCACTGGTTCGGGGACTAGTTATCTTTGGTACAATCCAACAGGCGCTGGGATTAGACTATCCGATGGCGGTTCAGATATTGTCACTGTTGATTCGGCTGGTGCAATTGTTTCATCCAGCAATGTCACAGGTATTCACCATTACTCGACAGTTTCAGTACCAACAGCTTCGGCTTGTGGTGGTTCTCCTGCGGTCGATGCTGGTTCATCCAGCCATGCTGGCAAGATCACGTTTGGCTCAGCCACAACTGCCTGTACCCTGACCTTCGCCAGTGCTTTCGCCAACAACGCCTTCTGCACCGTAACCCCGGGAGCGCAGCCCGCGGCAGTTGCCAATATCCCGTATATCTCTGCGCAGTCTAAAACCGCATTCACCATATCCGGTGGCACAGCTTCCGCAGTCTATTACTACAACTGCGGCGGAAACTAAGGAGAATCTCATGGCAAAACTTGGTACGTCTGACGGCGGTAAGCCCGAAAAGAAGGACCTTCCCTATGAGCCGCCGAAAGGTCCGACGACCCAGACACGTCAGGGACCGGGACTTGGTGGAACTAATCATGGCTCTTGTGGAACACAGGGAAAGCGATAATGGACGAAGATTTCAAATCCGAACTCGAATGGGCAGAAGAGCGGCTCGGCGACTTGATCAAGTATACGCAGGGCGACGCATTCAAAAAGCTCTCCGCCGTAGATCAGGAGTTGATTGTCCAGCAGGCGAGTGCCCTGAATAGTTACTTCGAAGTCATCAAGATTCGGGCAAAGAAATGACAACCTTCACCGATATCGCCAATCGCGCGCTGCAAGTCCCCGGCACCCGTACCACGGTAACTGCACTGGAACTTGCAAACAATTCCACGAACGAAGCTATTCAGATCAACCTTGCCTACAATGCAGTTCGCAAGCGCCTGATCCGTATGGCTCCGTGGAACTGCGTGTTGAAAACGGCGAATTTGGTGTACATTACATCGTTGCCGGGAACTCCTGAGAACTCGGCAACGACTTTTGTGGGTAAACCTTGGCAGTCAGGTATTCCCTCTCCGCCTTGGGTTTATGAATATCAATACCCGGTTGATTGTGTGTATGCTGCTTGGATTCCGCCGGTGGATAACATCGGCTTTGGCGTCGGTATTCCCGCAGGCCCGCCGGTTAAGTTTACAGTTCAGACCGATACTTTTCGGCCGGTGACTGGGGTTTCGATTAACGATGGCGGCACTGGCCATGCCGTAGGCGATATCATAACTCTGCCCGGCACTATTCAAGGCAATGCTCCAATAGGTGCGCCTGCGCAGATTCAGGTTGACACAGTTGTGGCTGGTGTCATAACTGCGGCTTCGGTTGTGAATCAGGTAATGGGTTCGGCTACGCCTAAAGGTGGCAGCTACTTCACCACTCAGACCAACCCGGTTGCTCAGGACACCACCACCGGTTCAGGCATTGACGCGAGCTTTAACCTTACCTATGGTCCCGCCAGTCCGCAGCGGGTGATACTGACCGACCAGCAATACGCCACGCTGGTTTATTGCGCCGACGTCACTGATCCAGATATCATGGACGATTCGTTTCAAGAGGCATTGGTCAAAATTCTCGGCGCGACTATTACCATTCCACTTGCTGGCGATAAGACTCTCGCTAAGATGGCAATCGAAACAGCCAATAAAATGATCGAAGAAGCTCGTGAAGGTGACGGTAACGAAGGTCTTACCATCAACGATGTAACCCCAGATTGGATCAGGGTTCGTGGTGTGGATTATCCCGATATCTATACCCAGTCGCAATGGGGCTTTAGTTGGGGCCCGCTTTGGCCAATTCTTTAAGGTAAGCCGATGCCTCATATCATTGCCCAAGCAAGCTTTAATTCCGGCGAATGGTCACCAAACCTATACGCTCGCGTTGATCTGGCGAAGTACAAAGCCGGTGCAGCGCTGCTTGAGAATTTCTTTGTGGATTATCGGGGAGGGGCCAGCACACGAGTTGGTACTCAGTATATTTTGCAGGCGTATAAGTCTGCAACTCCGGTGAGGCTTATTTCATTTCAAGCCAGCTTCACAGTCGGCTATGTGCTTGAGTTTGGCGATGGGTACATTCGGTTCTTCTATCGCGGATCGCCAATCATCGAAACTGGTGTTGCAATAACCGCAGCGACCAAAGCCAATCCCTGTGTGATAACTATCCCGGGGCATACCTATTCCATTGGCGACTGGATTTATGTTCAGAACGTTGTGGGTATGACGCAGATTAATCAGAAGTATTTTATCGTAACCGCGGTGGCTGGTAACAATGTTACCATTGCCGGGTTAAATGGAACCAACATAAACTCAACTGGATACTCGACTTATACCTCTGGCGGCACAGCCAGCCGGGTTTATACCATTGCCTCGCCTTATACAAGTTCCGACGACCTACGTTTGATCAAGTTTGCGCAGAGTGTCAACCAGATGATCCTCTGCCATCCTAACCACGAGCCTTATGTGCTGACCCTTATCTCAGCCACCAACTGGACGCTAGTTCCGGTTGTGATTGGCGCGACTATATCGGCACCCGGCACCCCCACGCTCGCAGGGTCATTCGTTTACTTCCCCGGCGCAACTCCGACGAATTATTCCTACGGAGTTACCTCGATTGGCACCAATGGCCAAGAGTCGTCTATGTCTGCGGCCGCATCACTGTATACCTATGACATGCGCACGGTCACTGGCACGGTCAAGGCTTCGTGGACTGCGGTCCAAGGTGCGATTGCTTACAACGTCTATAAGACTCAGGTTTCGTATTTCGGCGTTCTGCCTGTAGGCGTTCAGTATGGGTTTGTCGGCACCTGCAAAGACGTTAACTTCATCGACTCTAACATTGCTGCGGATTTCACCCAGACCCCGCCGATATCAAAGAATCCGTTCGTGGGTTCTGGCATTGACCATGTCACCGTAACCACGCCCGGGACCTATACCACTGTCCCGACTGTGTCTTTCGGCGGATCGCCAACCATTGCCGCGACTGCGATTGCGGTGTTGCAGGTTCAAGGCATTCCGACAATCTCTGCTGGTGGCGCAGGCTATGCCATTGGCGACACGGTTAACTTCGGCAGCAGCCTTGTGATGCTAGTAACCAACGTTGCTGCTGGTGCAATCACCGCATGGTCTGTACAATCGGCTGGTTATATCTCATCCGGTACTGTCCCGGCCAATCCGTTCAATCAAATCAACACTTCAGGCGCAGGCACTGGCGCACAAATCTCTGCGACTTGGGGTGTGGGTCAGGTGGTTGTCACCGGTGCTGGCGCAGGCTTTGGCTCTGTCCCGGCTGTGATCTTTTCCACAGGCGCTGCTGCTGCAACGGCTTATCTTGGCTCAACCTCAAATGGTGTGCCTACAGTTCCGGGGTTTGTGCAGCAGAGGTTGTTGCTTGGGGGTTTGCTTGGCGCTCCGCAGAGTTTCTACCTTTCACGGCCGGGATCATATTTTAACTTCGACATATCCCAGCCCTCCCGTGCGGATGATGCTATCTCCGCGACGCTGGTTTCGGGCACACTCAACAACATCAAAGCGGTTATCCCGTCTAATTCAGGCATGCTTGTCCTCACCGACAAAGCTTCTTGGGTTGTGAATGGTGGCACGGCTGGTGCAGCGCTTACTCCGTCATCGCTGAATGCAAATCCGCAGAGCTTTGTTGGGGCCAGTGATGTTCCACCGATTGTGGCGAACTATGATATCTTGTATGTCCAAAGTAAAGGTTCGGCTATTCGCGATCTGGCATTTAACATTTACTTCAACACTTTCACTGGCACCGACATATCCACACTCGCCAGCCATTTGTTCTACAGCTACACCATCGACGAATGGGCATGGGCTGAACAGCCGTTCTATAATGTGAATGCCATTCGCAATGATGGCACGATGTTGACTCTGACCTTCCTCAAGGAGCAGGAATTTGTTGGATGGTCACATTACACCACGCTCGGTGCTTTTAATTCGGTTGCTTCGGTTACTGAACCCACCGATACAGCCGGGACTGTTGATGCGGTTTACACCGTTGTCGAGCGGACTGTCGGCGGAAACTCTGTCCAGTACATCGAGCGATTCGCTGAGCGGGCTTTTCCAAATGGTGTGGAGGATGCTTGGTGCGTAGATGCTGGGCTTCAATACGAAGGCGCGCCTGCGACCAGTTTCTCTGGCGGTGAACATCTTGCTGGACTGACCGTGACTGGTCTTGCTGATGGGCTGGTGATCACTCCGTTTGTGATGGCTGCGAATGGGCAGTTTACATTGCCGGTTGCTGCATCTAAGGTCACCATTGGCCTAGGCTACACTTGCAAACTCCAAACCCTAGGCATCGACACTGGCGATGGTGCAATCCAAGGCAAGCTCAAGCGGGTTGTATATGTTGACGTTCGCGTGAAGGATGCGCTTAACCTGCTCGCTGGGTCGAGCTTCAACCGATTGGTTCCGATCAAAGACCTTATCATAGGCAATGTCTCGTCCATGCTCACCGGCCAAGACTCACAACTCGTTACCGGCCTTGTCACCGGCGATGCGCGCATCACCATGGACCCGACTTACACCATCCCCGGTCAGATTTGTATCCAGCAATCCGATCCGATCCCTGCGACTGTCCTTGGCTTGTTCACTTCGCTTGAACTTGAGGGCAGCCGATGAACGGAGAAATCTACCGGATCGACAAAGAAGACCTCGCGGGATTGACTTTACAACCAGAAGTGTTGTATGCTGGTAACATATCCAGTCAGATGCTTGCAGGTTTCTATCGCGGTCAGTTGTTGTGTATCATCGGTTTCATCCCGCGGAGTTTTCTTTCGGATGAAGCCTATATGTGGATGCAGACAATGCCAGAAGCCAAGGCACATCCCACAATGATCGGCCGACATGCTCGCCGGGTTATCCCGAATATGCTCAAGGTTTATCCTAAACTAATTGGGCATTGCTTCTCGCCAGATTCAGCGCGATGGCTTAAATCGCTTGGCGCTGAAATCCATGGTACTGTCTTTGAAATTCGGAGCGCCTGATGGCTGATCCAGTCACGCTAGGTACAATCGGCCTTGCTTCTAGTGGTGCCTCCGGCGCACTCGGAATCTTTAGCTCGCTCATGGGCGGTGGCGCGAAGGCTGATGCGTATAAGTATCAGTCCTCGATGGCGTGGCAGAATGCTGCGATTGCTAAGCAAAACCAGAAGTATGCGCTGGATATTGGCGAACAGCAGGCTGAGAAGCAGGGTATCGCTGGGGCTGCGCAGGCCGGGCAGATTAAAGTTGGACAAGCTGCGTCGGGTGTTGATGTAAATACCGGATCGGCCAAAGAGGTTCAGACCAGTCAGCATCTTGTTTCGCAGATGGACCTTAATACTATCCGCGAGAAGGCTGCCAAGACTGCTTATGACTTTTCGGTGCAGGCAACGAACTACGAAAACCAAGCCAAGGGTTATTCCAAAGCCGCCAGCAATGCCAAGACTGAAGGTGTCCTTGGGGCAGTTTCGTCATTCATCGGCACTGTCGGTTCAGTTTCCAGCAAATGGCTACAAGGCAATCAGCTTGGTATGTGGGGCAATGGCGGCGGAAGCCTTAGCAAACCCGGCCCCGATCCGCTGACTGAATGGGAGTATGGACACTAATGGCCAGCAATGTCCCATACACAGGTGTACCCACGGTACAGCCGAGCTTTGATGCAACTCCGAGTATGTCTTCCAACATCCCGATGGATGCATTTGGTGCTGGCGTTGCTGGGGCTGTTGGGCATCTAGGCAAGTCGATTGAAGGCGCTGGCAGTGAACTTTACTCTCGCGCCATCGCCATGCAGCAGCTTAATGAACAGGCCAATGCTGCGAATGCGGTTGCTGAGTTTACTACGGCGCAGGGTGAGAAATATGCGCAATATTCCACTCAGAGCGGCAAGAATGCTGTCGATGGATATAAGCCATACATTGATGATCTGAACGCAACGCGCGAGTCGATCGGGCAGAAGCTTTCCAGCCCATATGCGCAGAAACTTTATCTGCAAGAATCTCGGTCGATTCAAGCTCGGTCGGTATTCTCAGCCGCGGCTCATGCAGGGCGCGAAGGCAAAAACTATGCGATTGGTTCTACTCAGTCGCTGATTGATGCTCGTCAGAATGCGGCTGCGCTTGCTCCGCAGGACGATGAAAGTTATCAGGCGAGCCTCGCACAGAATGCTCGGGATGCCCGGCAACTTGGTGTGCTTGAAGGCAAAGACGATCAATGGGTGAAGAACTACACCCAGCAGATGAATTCCAAGATGACCATGGGGCGTATCCAAGGTCTGGCAAAGAATGATGTGCCTTCGGCACAGAAGCTGCTCGACGCCGCAGTTAAGGCTGGAAACATTTCCGGCGATGATCTTGGTCGAGCCCAGACCTACATCCGCGGCCAGAAACTCAGCGTAGCCTCGCGGCAGGAAGCTGCGCGGATGTTCACTGGGGATAACCCGACGATTGGTCAAGGTAAAGTCCCGGTTGAGAACATCCTTGAAGCCATCGCCGGGAATGAAGGCGCGGACTAGGGAACCCTGCATCCGACTAAGGTGACTCATAAAGTCAAAGGCCAGATGATCACGGAGCAGGCTCTGGGTCGTTATGGTGTGATGCAGTCGAACTTGCAAGACTGGCTTAAGGAAGCCGGGATGCCTGCTATGTCTGAGCAGGAGTTTCTGAACAATCCGAAGGCTCAGGATAAACTTGCTGGGTTTAAGCTTGGGCAATATCAGGAAGAAGGTGGGTCGGCCTCTGCGGCTGCGAATAAGTGGTTCACCGGAAGCTATACGCCTGATCCGAAAAAGACTGATGGTATCAGCACAGCCGCAGGATACCAGAAGAAGTTCCTCGCAGGGCTTGCTAAGAACTCCGGTGCGGCCGAAGTCAGCAATGCTGCCCGGGCTAGGTCTAAGGAACTCTTTGGCGATGACGCTGAGGCTGAGGATGCGTTTGAACAACAGGCGCTGACTCGGCATAGCCGCGACAAATCCATGGCCCGTGAGGCTGAGCAAGAAGCGCGCCAGACCATCGAGGATGCACTTGTTCCGGCAAAAGACGGGAAACTCATAACTTCGATTGAGGACATACAAGACCCGAAGGTTCAGGCGGCTTGGGATGAGCTTAAACCTGCGCAGCAGAACCGCTATCGCCGGTTGATGGCGCAGAATGCCAAAGGCGATTATGAAGCTACGCAAGAGAACCAGCTTCAATATCGCAGCTGGATTGGGAAGCTCACCGATCCAATGGCATCGCCCGAGGAAAAGCGGAGCGCGATGAATGCGGACTTTGCTTCGTTGCCAATGCCTGCGGCTCAGCGTCAACAGCTGAATCAGCTTAAGGCAAAGCTTTGGAAAGACCAGAATAAAAACCCGGCGCTAAATCATGCGATGAGCATGTCTGAGGATATCCTGCGGAATGCTGGGATCACGCGGACTAAGAACAAAGATGACTACGATCAAATCCGCGGGTCGATGTTTCTTATTCTGAATGATCGTATGCAGGCTGGCGATCCGGTCAAGAAAGACGAAGAAGTCCGGCAGATTGCATCGCGGTTGGTTCGTGAGACTAGCCAGAAGTGGATGTTTGGTTTGTTGCCGGGCAAAGAGCGCGCTTTCAAGATCGAGGTCCCAACCAGCGAGCGGGAATACATCAAGAAGAAGTATCTCGAAGATGCTGGATCAGAGCCGACTGAGAAAGACATTCAGTCGATCTACAACGCGAAGATGTACAACCAGCTTTACGGCAAGGCCAAGAAACAACAGTCAGACGCAGCGGCTGGAATGCCTACTCCGACTGTACCGAGGTCGCAATGAACGAATACGACAACATCATCCAGAGCTACACCGAGGCCGGTCCGGCACAGGCAACGACTGCGCTTGATGCAAATCCTGATCGGGCTACTCGGGCGTTGCAGCTTAGCCGTGCGACTGGCGTTGCACCGTTGGCAGTTTATAACGATCTGGATAGTGTTGAGGCAGAACATAAGGCAAACCTGACTGCGAATATTGTTCGTGGGAATAGCCAGATATCGCAGTATATCCGCGGCAACGCGCTTGCGGATCATGTGTCGAATGACGATTACGGCAATCTTGATGAATCCTCACGGGCTTTTAGCGAGGCCTTAGATAGCCATCCAGTCTGGGGCAAAGGTGTTCCCAAGCGTTATATCGCCGAACCGCTGATGGAAGGTATCAAAGGCGCGATCTATGGTGCAGCGGAAGGGTTTACACAAGAACCGTTTAAGGTTCCGGAGAACTATTCGGCGGTATCAAAAGGCGCTTATGACTTTCTTGGCATACCCCTTCGCGGGTTGAATGCTGTCGCTGGCGGTTTTATGGGCGGTGCTGGTGGTCTTGCCCGGCAGGCGACGATTGCTGCGGGCGGCGATACCAACCAAGCCAATCGCGCTGAACGCGAAGCCAAAGGCATTGTTGAATCCGAAATGGGCCGCGGTGGCTCTGGCTTGCACCAAGCCGACCATGCTATGAGTCAGGTGATTCGGCGTAATGAGGCGTTGGCTGTTGCCAAGCCTTGGCTCGATGCGGGGGTGGATGTGCCGCGTGGCGTCCACCCGCTCATTGACGAGATTAAGGTTAAGACGAACGACGCTTGGGTTGATAAGATTCAGGCGGCGTTGGATCAAGCGCAGAACTCCCTGACCAAAGAACGCGATCCGGAACTTTTTAATAACTTCGCCAAGCAACATTTCGAAGACGCCCAGA